CGCAGAAGACAGAGGATGGGCGGCCGTTGTGGCTCATCCAGAAAGAGCGTCCAGACTCGCCGCACAAGATCGACGCAGCTATGGCCGCCGTCCTAAGCTGGGAGGCCCGCCGGGACGCCATCGCCGCTGGCGTGTTGGAGTCCAGCAGGTCAGTCTACGAGGAAAGGGGGCGGATCTTCCTGTGAAGTGGGAGGAGCTGTTGCAGGAGCTCATGCTGGTCGCGGGATTCGCCTCCTTTGGCTACGGCCTCTGGATGGTCCATCCGGCCGCTGCGTTGGTCGTTTGCGGTGCCCTGCTTATGTGGGCTGGCTATCCGAAGAGGAGGGCCGGCTGATGGGCGTCCTTACGAGGATTTTGGCACGGTCCTACTCGATGGAAGACTTCGACCGTGAGGTGCTCTCCCGGATCCGCGGCGGTCTATCGCATGCCGGCGTTCAGGTTTCGGAGTCCACGGCCATGCGGCTCATCGACGTCTACGCCTGCGTCCGGGTTATCGCTGAGACCATGGGCAGCTTGCCGGTGTCGGTCTACCGCCGGCGGCCAACAGGCGGGGCGGACAAGGTGCCTGACCATCCGGTGACTAGGCTCCTGACCATCGAGCCAAACCCCGACATGACGGGTCAGACGCTGGTGGAGACGGTCACGGCCAACTGTGCCATTAGCGGCAATGGCTATGCTGTCATCACTCCAGACATGGCGGGCCGACCGGCAGAGCTCTATCCGTACCAGTGGACGCAGGTCTCTCCGGAGCGGGACCCGGAAACGGAGCGGATCCGGTATCGGGTGACGATCGATGACGGCGAGCAGTTTGTGCTTCCGGCCGAGATGGTGCTACACATCCCTGGTTTCAGTTTCGACGGCTTGCAGGGGCTTTCGCCAATTCGGCACGCGGCTGAGATGGTTGGCGTGGGGTTGGCCGCCCAGGAGTTCCTGGCCCGCTTTTATGGGCAGGGGATGAACGTCGGGGCCATCCTTGAGCACCCCGGCAGGTTGTCGGACAAGGCTCGGGAGAACCTGAAGGCCGACCTAGAGGCCCGCGGAGCTGGGTTGGCCAATAGCTGGCGGCCGCTGGTGCTTGAAGAGGGCATGAAGTTCAATCGCATTCCCATGCCGCTCCGGGATGCCCAGACGGTCGAAATGTTGAAGCTCACCCGGGACCAGATTGCGGCCCTGTTCCGGGTGCCGCCGCACATGATCGCCAATCTGGAGCGGGCCACGTTCAGTAACATCGAGCACCAGTCGCTTGAGTTCGTCAAATACACGATGTTGCCATGGATCACGCGATGGGAGCGGGAGATCAACCGCAAGCTGTTCACCCGGCGGGAGAAGGAGCAGGGGTACTACGTCAAGTTCAATGTGGAGGGCCTGCTCCGGGGGGACTATAAGAGCCGCCAGGAAGGGCTGGCCATCCAGCGGCAAAACGGCATTATCAATGCCGACGAGTGGCGCGAACTGGAGGAAATGAACCCAATCCCCGATGGTAGTGGCAAGGTCTACCTCGTGAACGGCAACATGAAGCCAATCAGCGAGGTCGTCCGACCCGAGGGCTCAGGAGGTGAAAACGGCGCATGAGCAAGCGATTCTGGAAGATCCGGGCCGCCAAGGATAACCCCCGGGTCGGCGAGCTATTGCTGTACGGTCCCATAAGCGAAGTGAGCTGGTTGGGCGATGAGGTGACGCCGCTCCAGTTCAAACAGGACCTTGACGCACTGGGCGACGTCGACGAGATCCGGGTCTACATTAACTCGCCAGGTGGCGACGTATTCGCCAGCCAGGCGATTTACTCTATGCTCTCCCGGCACCCAGCCACTATTACGGTTTACATCGACGGGCTGGCGGCTTCGGGTGCGTCACTGGTCGCCATGGCCGGAGCTGTCATCCGCATGCCCAAGAACGCCATGATGATGGTCCACAACCCTCGGGCCATCGTTATCGGCGAGGCAAAGGACATGCGGGAGATGGCCGACACGTTGGACAAGGTGAGAGAGTCGATGGTAGCGGTCTACCGAGCCAAGACGGGGCTTGATAAGGATCGCATCATCGAGCTACTCGACGCCGAGACCTGGATGACGGCGGAGGAGGCGGTCGAGCTCGGCTTCGCCGACGAAGTCGAGGAGGCCAAGCAGGTTTCCGCCACCATCCAGGGTGACAAGGTGGTGATCAACGGCGTCGAAATGGACCTGTCGCGGTACAAGTTGCCGGACAGGATCCGCGACGCGTTGAGTGCAATGTCACCGTCGTCCAATGGCCGCAACAAGCCGGAGCCGGAAGCCCGGCACCTAATGGTGGTTCCAACGGGTGGCGCCCACAAGCGGGCGCCACTCGCACTTTACGAGCGCCGCGTGCGCATCAACAAGCACAAAGGAGGCTGGTAGACGTGAAGACCTTGCAGGAACTCCTGCAGGAGCGCGCCGAGCTGGTGCAGGCGCAGGCGGCGCTAATTGACGCCGCCAAGGCCGAGAACCGGGACCTGACCGACGAGGAAGCGGCTCGATTCGAGGAGTTGGAGCAGAAGATCGTGGCGCTGGACGGGGAGATCGAGAAGGCGAAGGCCCGGGAGGAGCGGGAGGCCAAGGTCCGGGCCCGCGTCGAGGGCCTGAAGTCCGTCGCGGTCCACATCCCGCGGCCCGGCGTCGGCAAGCGGGACAAGGACGACGGCGGGTTCCAGAACATTGCCGAGTTCATCGCGGCCGTTCGGTTCGGCGACCCGCTGGGCCGCATCACGGCCGAAATGCGGATGGATGTCGGTGAGAGCGGCGGTTTCGCCGTGCCCGAACAGTTCCGCGATGAGCTGCTGCAGCTGACGCCCGAGGAAGCTGTCGTGCGGCCGCGGGCGACCGTCATCCCGCCCGGCACGCCTCCCGACGCGAAGTTGACCATCCCGGCGCTGGATCACAGCCGGGGCATGTATGGCGGCGTGGCTGTCCAGTGGATTGCGGAGGGGGCGCAGAAGCCCGAAACGGATGCCAAGTTGGTCGAGATCGTGCTGGAGCCGCACGAGGTGGCGGCGCACGTCGTAGTCACCGACAAGCTGCTCCGCAACTGGCAGGCCGCGGGCACCGTCATCCGCAACCTGCTCCGGGGCGCCATTGCGTCTGCTGAGGACGTCGCCTTCCTGACCGGTAACGGCACGGGTAAGCCGCTGGGCGTTCTGAACGGCACCGGCGCTATCGCCGTCAACCGGGCGACCGCGAACCAGATTCAGTACGTCGACATCGTCAACATGTTGGCCAGGATGCTGCCCGATTCCCTTGGCCGGGCCGTGTGGGTTGCGAACCAGAGCACCCTGCCTCAGCTCATGCAGCTGAAGGACGACGCGGGTAACCTTATCTTCATTCGCGGCGACGCCACCCGGGGAATCGCCGACACCCTAGCCGGTCTGCCTATCCGATGGACGGGCCGGACGCCGGCGCTTGGCCAGAAGGGCGACCTCATGCTGGTCGACTTCCGGTACTACCTCATCAAGGACGGCTCCGGGCCGTTCGTGGCTGCCAGCGAGCACGTCTACTTCCGGGAGAACAAGACCGTCATCAAGGTCTTCTGGAATGTCGACGGCAAGGGCTGGGTTGCTTCGCCGCTCACGCTGGAAGACGGCATCACCCAGGCGTCTCCCTACGTCGTGCTCGATGTGCCGGCCGCGTAAGGCGGTGGGTGGCGATGACGTATCGCTGCATCGCTGAGTTCGTTGACATTGAGACGGGGGCCCGGGTCAAACCCGGCGCCCTCGTCTCGTTTGACGACCCGGAGCGGGCAGTTCGGCTGGTGGCGGCCGGCTGCATCGTGCTGGTCGAGGAGCCCACGGCGACCAACGAACCGGCGCCCGAACCGGCACCGAAGACAATCAAACGGCGCAAGGGGTGATGGGGATGCGAAAGATGCGGTGGGCGCTGCAGGAGCTCGAAGCGCCGACCGAGGAGCCTGTCACCCTCGCTGATGCCAAACTGCATCTTCGGGTCGACGGCGACGAAGAGAACACCTGGATCGAACGAGCCATTCGGGCCGCCAGGGAGTTCTGCGAGGAGACCCAACAGCGGGCCTACGTCGCCCGGCGGTTCCGCATGAGCCTGGAGAGGTGGCCCTGCGGACGGGTCATCGTCCTGCCCAAGCCGCCGCTTCAGTCGGTTGAGGCTATCACGTACATCCTGGCCGACGGCACGGTGGAGACGCTGGACCCGAGCCAGTACGTCGTCGACGCCGCGTCGGAGCCCGGGACCATTTACTTGGCGCCCGGCGCTTCCTGGCCCGCTGGTCAGCTGGCGCCAGGGATGCCGATCCGTGTCGAGTTTACGGCGGGCTATGGAGCGGCTGCAGCCGTGCCGGAGCGAGTCAAGCAGGCTATCCTGCTCTTGGTCGGCCATTGGTACGAGAACCGGGAGACGGTGCTGGTCGGGAGCATCAGCCGGTCGCTGGAGTTCGCCGTCGAGGCCCTGCTTTGGCAAGACCGATTCTGGTATTCAGGGCCGGAGGGATGACCGATGGCTGCGGGACGACTCCGGCACCGGGTTGAAATTGGCCGCTACGTCGAAGGGCGCAATGAATGGGGCGAACCGCTGCCTGAGCCCGTGTGGCAGCCTATCGCCACCGTGTGGGCCGCCGTCGAGGCTCTGAGCGGCCGCACTTATTTTGAGGCTCAGCAGTCGCACATTCAAGCGGATCACCGGATCACCATTCGCTGGCGACGGGGCATTGAGCCTAGGCAACTGGTGCGGTTCGATGGGCGGGAGTTCGAGATCCAGGCGGTCCTCGACCGCACGGGGCGCCGGGAAGAACTCCAGTTGCTCTGCCAGGAGTTGAGGCCGGCATGAGGATGACGGTGCGATTCAGGGGCCCGAGCCCGGAGGACATCCGCCGTCGGCTGGAGCTCATGCCGCAGGAGGTCCGCGGCCAGGCGCTGCGGGACGCCGTCCTGGAGGGCGCCGAGGTAATCCGGGAGCAGGCGGTGGCCAACGCTCGGGCCATTCAGCGCACCGGGACGCTGGCGGGCGACATCCATGCGGAGATCGACGAGCGCCGGACGCGGGACACCCAGGCGACGGCGGTCATTGGCCCGGGCAAACGGGGCTGGTATGGGCGCCTAGTTGAGTTTGGGCACGACATCGTGGTTGGAGGCCGCAAGAGGTCCAAGAAAAAGCCGGCCGGCACGGTCGTCGGCCATGTGCCGCCCAAGCCATGGCTCAGACCGGCTGGCGACGCTAAGCGCGCGGAGGCCGAACAGCGCACCATCAAGGCCCTGCAGAGGAGGCTGGAGCGGGTATGGCGACGGAGGGGGTGACGGCCCGGAGGGCGGTATGGAAGCGATTGACCGAGGACCCGGGCGTGAAGGCGCTTGTGGGCGACAGGATCTACTACCAGGTCCGGCCTGACGGCGCCACCTATCCCTGCATCGTCCTCAACGTCGTCAGCGTCGTACCGCGGCGGGACCTGGACGGCGTCGCCTGGACGGAAACGCGAATCCAGGTCACCGCTATGGCGCAGACGGAGCCCGTAGCCGAGGCAGTCGCCACCGCGGTGCGCCAAGCGCTTGAGGGCCTGCAGGGGGCCGTGGCTGGACTTCCCGTCATCAGCGCCCGGGTAGAGCAGGGCGTTGTCATCTACCAGGAAGACACTGGACAGACGCACCACCACGTCGATGTGGTGGTCATGCACAAGGGAGGTGTGTAACTCATGGCCGAGACCACTGGCCTGAGAACCAAAATCTACCGCGGTGAATCTCAGGCGAACCTGACGGCTATCGGGAAGGTGGCTAACGTCACGCCGCCCGGGGGCAATCGGCAGGCGGTGGACATCGAAGAACTCGACCCGCCGGATGATGTTCTCCGTTCGCTCGCCGGCGCCATCACGCTCAGCGACGTGACGTTGACCGTCAACCTCGACGGGGAAACGCAGGCGCACCTGGACCTGCAGGACGACTTCTACTCCGGTGCTCTGCGGTACTTCAAGATCGAGCTGCCAAACGGGTATGGCTGGGACGTGTTCCCGGCGCTCGTTACCGGGTGGGAGCCGCAGGAGATTACCCAGGACGGCGTTGTCCAGGCCCAGATCACCCTGCGGCCGCAGGCAAAGCCGCAGTTCAAGCTGCTGAGCGGCGGCGGTTCGTAAATGGTAGGGGTGAGCGATTTCGCCCACCCCTACTTCGCACCATCATCACCTGTGGAGGGATACCATGAGTGCCAACACTCCTGCCTGGTTGGCTGCCCTGGAGGCGGCCATCCCGGCACCGCAGACGGAGACTCGTGTTATCAACGGTCACGAGTACACCATGCGGGCCATGACGGCAGCCGAGCGCGACGAGTGGGAGCGCGACATGGTCGAGTTCGAGGGCGAGGGCGGCAACCGCAAGGTCAAGATGCGGATCCCGGACAATATGCGTGCTAAGCTAGTAGCCAAGTGCCTCGTCGCCGTTGACGGACACGAAATCCCGGCGGACAAGCTGTCCCGTGGCCAGCTTGAGCAGCGATTGAGCCAGTCGGATGCCCGAGTTGTCGGGGAGCTATTCGACTGGGCACAGCAACTTAATGGGCTCACGGATGGAGCAATTGAGGAAGCGGCGGGAAACCGAAGGGCAACCCAACCCGCCGCTTCATGTTCCGGCTCGCACTAGCGCTGGGCATGACGGTGGCGGAGCTGGGGCATCGTCTGTCGGCCGCAGAGCTTGTCGAGTGGATGGCGTTCTTTTCACTGGAGCCGTGGGGTACGGAAGTCGAGGACTGGCGGGCCGCAATGGTCGCCAGCGTAATTGCCAACGTCAACCGCGACCCGAAGAAGACGAGGCCGTTCCAACCGAAAGACTTCATGCCCCGGTACGAGGCGCCGCAGGTGCAGGAGCAGTCGTGGGAGGAGCAGGCCCGCATCATGGAGATGTGGGCCAGGGCGTTCGAGGCGAAGTTCGGGGGGTGAGACGGCATGGCGAACACGAACGGACAGGCGACTTCCCATGCGCACAGCGTCGGCTCGCTCTATCTAGAGCTCAACGCCGACACAACCAAGCTGGAGCGCAAGCTGCGGGCCATCGCCAGGTATCTGACTGCGCTGGCCGACGAGTTGGATGCGATCGACGCGGAGGGCGAGCAACAGGAGGCAACCGAGTCATGAAGCCAGAGCAGGCTACCCTATCCGCATAGGGCGCTAGGCTGGGGGCGCAGTCTGGAACCCAAGTGACGGGCACGGACCTACAACGGGAACCCGGGTAATTGACCTGGACCTCCCCGCCGGGGTGTCTTACCCTTGTTGACCCTGTTCCCACGGGGGCGCCTCTAGCAAGCGCAGCTGGAGGAAGTCCGGATACAGTTGGTTGACAAAACCGCTGACCGACAAGGCCCGACCATCTGCGGTAACAGCGCTAATGGATACAGACGACCCTTCTTCAATCCAAGGACGGAAGGCACCCGCTGAGAGTGGGTTCAAGCCAAACGCTGCGATTGTCCACTTGCCGTCGGTGCAATGCAAGATGATGGATTGTGCGAAGACGGGAAGGGTTTTAGAACCGACGTACACCGTGAGTCCCGATAGTTCTACGGGTTTCACTTCGACACCACCCTTCGTAACAAGGTTACACATTGGCAATTCTGTTCCTTCGCTGACAGGGTGGTGGCCGCCTGCGGGCGGAGTTTTCGTGCGCGGGAGGTGACGAAGCGGTATGGCAACTGTATCGACCTTCAACGTCGCCTTGGTGGCCACCACCGGCCGCTTCGTCTCCAGCATCGCCCGCGCCGAGCGGCAGTGGAACAGCTTCGCCCGCTCGGTCCAGCGTCAGGCTAAGGTGCTACCTAAGGCGATCCAAGAGGCCGTACCAGCGAGCCTCGCCCTCGGTCGCAACGTCAGCAAGTGGGCCGCCGTCACAACGGCGGCCCTTAGCGCGCTAAGTGGGGCCGGCATAAAGCTGGCCGCCGATTTCGAGCAGGCGCAAATCGCCTTTGAGACCATGCTTGGTTCTGCCGAGCGCGCGGAGCGATTCTTGCGCGAGTTGGAGGTCTACGCGCGCAAGACTCCGTTCGGCTTCACCGGTCTCCAGCAAGCGGCGCGGCAACTCCTTGCCTATGGCTTTACAGCTGATCGCGTACTCGCCATGATCGAGCCCATCGGTGACGCGGTGGCGGCCATGGGCGGCAGTAACCAAATGTTTGAAGCCATCATTCGAGCGCTTGGTCAGATCCAGGCCAAGGGCAAGCTTGCCGCGCAGGAGTTCTTGCAGCTTTCTGAGCAGGGCATTCCGGCATGGCAGTTTCTCGCCGACATGCTGGGCGTGACTATCCCCGAGGCGATGGACATGGCGAGCCGGGGGATGGTGTCGTCTGCCGTGGCCATTGAGGCCGTGCTGACTGGCATGACGCGGCGATTCGGCGGAGCCATGGCCAGGCAGGCCCAGACGACCCGCGGCATGTGGGAGCGCATGTCTGACTCCATCGTGACCATCATCCGCAGCTGGGGCCAGGACGTGATGCGTATCACGGGCCTGGCGGCAGCGTTTGCGACGCTTACGGAGGCCGTCGAGCGGTTCGCCGATGCGGTGTCGCTACATGGATTTATCGGTGCGCTGCGAGAGGCGTTCCCACCGTGGTTGCAGCCCGTCATTGTCGCCATCGCCGGCGCCATCGTCGGCGGTCTCGTGCCGGCCGTGGTGTCCTGGCTCGTCCCGGCCCTTAAAAAGCTGGGCGTGAGTCTATGGGCCACCATTCGCCCGCTGCAGGCGTGGATGCTCGTCGGCGCCGCTGTGGCTGTGATGGTCTACACACTCGCTAAATGGTGGGGCAACTTGGGCGAGCTGGGGCAGCGGATTTGGACGGGCCTGGGTGCCGTGGCGATGATGGGTGCCGCCATGTTTACCCGCGGCGTCGCCCTCATCTATCAGTCGCTCGCGTGGCTCATCCCCGGGATGCAGGGCGCGGCCCAGCAGGTCATGGCGCTGGCCGACCAGCTGCGCAATGCGGCAATGCAGGCATGGCAGTCGGCCACGTCTACGGCGCAGGTGGCGCAGTCGGCGCATGAGACGGCCGCGGCGGCCGAAGAGGCCGCCTGGGGCCAGGAACGGCTGGCCGAAGGGTTGGAGCTTGCCCAAAAGGCCGCCAGTGCTGGCGTGCAGTCCTTCGATGAGGTCCACCAGGCGCAGGAGGCCATGTCGTCGGGCCTGGTGCTACCCGACTTTGTGTTGCCGGATTTTGTCCTGCCCGACGTCAGCGCCACGTCGGCGCTGGCTGAGGGTCTACAGGCCGTAGACAACGCAATCAACGGCATCGCTGAGTCGGCCGCCGGGGCCTGGCAGCGGTTGACGCAAGCGATGGAGCCGGTGCGCGACATGGTCGAGCGACTCCGCGCCGAGTGGCCGGAGTTGGGTCGCATCTTGGAGGACGTCGCGTCGGTCATCATGGCGGTCCTGGTTCCAGCCCTTGTGGTGCTGGTGGCTCGCTCGGTGTGGGCGGCGACGCAGACCGCGCTTGCGTGGCTGACCATGAAAGCGGAGGCTGTCGCCAGTGCAGCCGCCCAGGTTGGCCAGATGGCGCTCGTCGCGGCACGCTGGGTGTGGCTTGGCGCCGTGGCTATGGCGCAGGGTGCCCGAGTTGCGGCGGGCTGGGTCATTGCGATGGGNCCGATTGGCTGGGCTATCGCCGCGGTTGCGAGCCTGGCCGCGGCGGTCTGGTACTACTGGGACGACATCGTTGCGGCCGCACATAGCGCGAGCGAGTGGGCCAAGGCTACCATCCTGCCTATTTGGGACAGCGTCGTCTCTGCACTGACGACGGCATGGACCACCCTTCGCGGCGTGGCCGCCGATGTGTGGGGCGCCATCCTGCAGGCCGTGTACACGGTTGCTGACTGGGCGACCAACACGGTGCCGCAGGTGTGGCGACAGGTAGTCGCCGCGGTCAGCGAGGCGTGGCAGGCACTGCTCGGCGTGGCCGACGATGTATGGTCTGCCATCGCGGCGGCCGTGCGGACCGTCATCCACTGGGTCCGCGCGGATGTGCCCGCTGTCTGGCGAGAGGTGGCAACGGCGGTTGGTGAGGTCTGGACGGCGCTGGCTGATTTGGCCGCGCCGGCCTGGGGCAGCATCCGCTCGTCGGTGCAGTCGGTGCTCGACTGGGCCGAGGCGACGGTCGGCGCCGTATGGCAGGGCGTCGCTGGCGTTGTGGTAGGCGTGTGGGATGGCCTTGCCACGGCAGCCGAGGTCTCCTGGACGGCTATCCGCGACGTCATTGCGTCGGTCTGGTCCTGGGTGCAGGAGCAGGCGCAGGCGGTTTGGGCGGCCGCAAGCAGCGTGATCGAGTCCGTTTGGTCGGGACTCGTGCAGATGGCCACGACGACCTGGCAGGCCGTCCGGTCCGCAATTGAGTCGGTCTGGGCATGGGCGGGCCAAACGGCGGCCGCTGCCTGGGAGCCTGTCCGTGACGTCATCATCGGCGTGTGGGACGGGCTGCTGACGGCGGCGCAGACCATCTGGTCCGGCATCCGCGCGGCTATCGAGGCGGTATGGTCCTGGGTCGCTGAGACGGCATCCGCGGTGTGGGATGGCGTGCGGGCGACCATCGAGACTACGTGGACGGCGTTGGAGACGGTGGCCGTCGCCTCTTGGGGCGGTATCCGCGGTGTCATTGAGGCCGTATGGTCCTGGGCCGTCGATACGGCGGATGCCGTGTGGGCCGCGGTTGCGAGCGCCATCGCGTCGAGCTGGGATGCCATCGCTGGCGCCGCCGTGGTTGCGTGGAGCGCGGTGCGCGATACTATCGCCGCCGTGTGGACGTGGGCCAGCGAGACGGTGCAGTCGGTTTGGGCCGGCATCGCCACGACCGTGGCGATGACCTGGGATACCATCGCACAAACCGCGGTGACGTCTTGGTCGGCTGTCCGCTCGGCCATTGAGGCCGTGTGGACGTGGGCCGTGGACGCCGCCGGCGTCGTGTGGGGCGCTGTTGCGGATGTCACCATCGCAGCGTGGGACGGACTGGTTACGGTCGCATCGAGCACTTGGGCGGCCATCCGGGCGGCCATCGCCGCGGCATGGGATGGCCTGGAGAGCTGGGCGACGGCTGTTTGGGACGGCGTCGCCAGTGTCACCAGTGCGGCATGGGCTGCCCTGCGCGCCGCAGCGGAGCTGCAGTGGTCCATCATCCGCGGCATCATCACGGGCGATTGGGAGGCGGTCGTCGAGGGTGTGCGAACGGCGGTCGACGCCATCAAGGCCGCCGTGGAGTCGATGGTCAACCGCGTACGCCAACTGGTGCAGGCGCTGCGAGACAGCGTCCTCGGTTGGTGGGATGAGCTAACTAGCGGGCTCATCGACGGAGCCCGCAACATCGCCGAAAAGGTGGGCGGATGGTTTTACCGGCTCTACGACGTGCTCGTTGGGCACTCCATCGTGCCCGACCTGGTCGAGGACGTCACGAGATGGTTCCAGCGCATGGGCAACCAAACGACGGGTCTCACCGCCACCATGATGAGTGCCCTGACCGGCCAGTTTGGACAGGGTTACAATACCATCCTGGCTCAGAGCCAGTCGTTCGGCGGCGCCATGATGGGCTGGGCCGGGACGCTGAGCACCGGCCTTCAGGCGGCCTTCACCCAGGCGTTCCAGGGCATTTTGAACGGCACCATGTCCATGAGTCAGGGTATTCAGTCCGTGCTGAGCGCCCTCGGCCAGTCGGTGCAGCAACTGCTGGTCAACCGGTTGGCACAGGCGGCCAGCCAGTCGCTTGGCACCTTTGGCCAGTGGGTTGTGGGTGTGCTGTCGCAGGTTGGCGCCGTCATCGTCGGCGTCATTCAACAAGCCTATGCAACGCTCGTGGCGTTTTTCGCCTGGTCTGGGCCGCTGGCTCCGGTGTTGGCGGGTGGTGTTATTGCCGCGGCTCTCGCGGGCATCGGCTCCATCGCAGGCCAGGTTGTCGGCGCCATCCGTATCCCCGGCCTCGCTCAGGGCGGTATCGTGACCGGGCCTACGCTGGCGATGGTCGGCGAGGGCTACCGCCGGGAGGCCGTCATCCCGCTGGAGCGCGACAACGTCATCGCGGAGAGCGTCGGGAAAGCCGTGTTCGAGGCGATGATGACGGCCGAGCGGTTCCGCCGGGCCTCGGGCGGCGAGGCGGAAAGCGGCCAGCGGGAGGTCGTGCTGCGCATCGACGGCGCGACGTTCGCGCGACTNATCCTGCCGCACCTGGTCCGNGAGGGCCAGCGGCAGGGGATGGACGTGGTCATCCGTCCGGCCATGGGGGTGTAGCAGGTGGCCACTATCCGCATCGCAGGAGTCGAGGTCGCCCGGCCCGCGGAAGTGCGGGTCGGGCGATTTGATTTGACTAAGAGCGACCGATCGGCATCGGGCGTCATGGTGATGGAGGTCGTGCGGGCCGGGATCCGGCGGGTCGACGTGACGTGGCGCTACCTGCCGGATCCGCAGCTTCAGCAGATTCTCGACCTGATTGCGGCCAACAAGCCGTTCATGATGTTCGAGTACCCCGANGNTGGGGGCCAGCAGCAGATGATGGCCTACACGGGCGACATCATCTATTCGGCTTGGCACAGGCGGAACGGCGTGCGGATCTGGGAAGAAGTTAGCATTCCGTTTATCGAGAGGTGACCCCCTGTGGCTCGCGTGGCTATCGCTCGGCAGATGGTCTCCGACGCGGGGCTCGCCCCTGTTTACTCACCGGCCAACCCCGACGGCCATTCCGTCGAGAACAGCGGCGGTAAGCTCGTTCTTCACGTCCGTAACAACGGCGAGGAAGATTTGATTCTGACCATCCGGTCCGGCTACGCGGTCAACGGGCTTAAACTGGAGGACCGGCGGGTAACCGTGCCAGGCGGGGGCGGGCAGTTCATCGGGCCGCTCCAAGCCGAGCTCTACAATCAGCCTGGCACCAGCGAAGTGTGGATCGACTACTCCGTGACCGAGGGCGTGGAGGTTGCGGCTCTCCTGATCCCGTGAGGTGGTAGCTGTGTACGCGGTCTCCAAGGAGTTCCTCAACCAGATGAAGGCGCCTGTCCGCCGGGTCGACGCGCGCGTCACCATCGACTACACGGACCCCACCCTGGACCAGGACATCGAGGTGACGGCCTCGGAACAGGCGAATGTCTCATATCCGGCTCAGACGGCGGACTTCGCCACCGAGCCGGCGTACAAATGGGCCGCGCTGGACGGAGCGTGGGTCCTGGACGGCACCTGGCATCTGGCTCCGGTCCCTGAAGACGCGTACCTCTACCAGATGGGCTGGTGGAGTGCTCAGGTGGCTGGGGAGGACGGGCGATTCAGCGAGCCCTACCCGACCCTGATCCTGACCCACCCAGCGCGCCCAGTAACTACCNTCCAGGTGGTCGGAGATTCTGCACGTGGAGAGTGGCCGACCGAGTTCGCCATCCGTCTCTACGGACCCGACGGCACCCTCTTGCGCGAGCGNGTGGTGACCGGCAACACTGAGATCCAGTTCTACGAACTGCTGGACCCCCCGGCCCTGGACGTGACCCGCCAGGAGCTGGAGATCCGGGCGTGGAGCCACCCCGGTCGCCATGCGAAGATCCTCGAATTCTTCACCTCGCTTCAGGAGACCTACGAGGGTAACGACCTGCTCGAGGTCCATCTCCTGGAGGAGAGTGAGTCTGGCAACGGCGTGGGTACAGGAGGCGTCACCACGAACGAGATCACGGTCCGGTTGGTCAACCGCGGCGACCGTTTCGGCGTGACCAACCCGCGGAGCCCATTCCGCGAGCTCCTGCGCCCTAACCGACGCGTTCGGGCGTGGTTGGGCATTCGAGGGGCAGGAGACCTCTGGGGAGACGGCTGGTACGCCCCCTTTGATCGAGACCTGGCAGTGGCAAGGCGTGACGGGGCTGTCCTGGAGCCCCTCCCCGGCTACGTCGCCACCCTGCGCCCCGGCGAGGGCCGCTTCGGCGGTGCGGTGGCGGTGGAGGAGGGGACGACGAATATTGTTCCCGACACAGATATGACCTCCTCGTCATGGACTAAGGAGGGAGGTTGTACGGTCGAGAAACTTAACGAGACACTTTACGGGATGCCTGTTTATCGGGTGACTTTTCCAGCGGGACGGTTAAGCAGGACGTTTTTCAATTTCGGTTACCAAGACGGGGAATGGTTTTCGGGGTCCATTTACTACAAGTTTGTCTCTGGACATGAGGCGCAAGAAGCTATACCAGCCTTCTACTTTCGCGAAACAGGCTTCGGTACTGCCTATAAAAGGGCGGATTTTCAGAGAGTAACATCGTGGCAGAGAATAGAATTGAACCATCAGTTTTCGGGGTCTGGGTCGAGTATGTTCCTTCTGTACCGATCTTCTTCGAACACCCAAACCGATGTCGTAATGGACTTTGCAATGCCGCAGCTTGAAAAGAAACCCTTCGCCACCTCCTTCGTGGCTGGGACGAGGGAGAGGGGAAGGTTGTCCTATCCGAAGTCACTGATTGCTGGTCTGAACGCACTTACCGTTGCGGCATGGACCTCCGGACCGCCGTATTGGGTTTCGGGGAACAAGTACCTCGTTGCCGCTCAAACTACCGGAACTTCTCCTTATGGAGACCACTTTGCACTACGGCAAACCGGGACCAACAACAGCATCAGTTTGTGGGTGCGGAATGATGCAAACTCGTCGTCGGCAGAAGCCGCATACGACAACGTGTGGGACGGGAACTGGCATCTAATCGTGGGCGTCATAAACAAGTCTCCACAACCGGGAAGACAGCCCATAGAACTGTACGTCGACGGAAAACTAGTCGCAAGCAGCTCCAATGTCAACGCCGTGCCCGATTTGTCTAATATCGACGAGACCTGGGGTGTTCAGGTAGGGCACTGGCGTGGCTCCTTGCACTGGAACGGCCTCATCGACGAACTCCTCATCCTCCCCTACGCCGCGAGCGAGGAGCACATCGCCGAGCTGTACCGCCAGACCCGTCCGCTCTATGATGAGTGGGTGCCGCTCGGCGTGTTTTGGAGTACTGAGTGGGATTCGGTGGAGCTGGAGGCCATGGTCCGGGCTCGTGACCGCATGGAGCTGCTGCGGCGCACGACGTATGAACCCGGGCCGCTCAAGCAGAACGTCTCTCTGTATGAGCTCGCGCAGGACGTGCTCACTCATGCCAAGATGCCGCCGGAGACGTACTGGCTTGACCCGGGGCTCCGAGACATCGTCGTACCGTGGGGTTGGGTGCCGCCGGGGTCGCACCGGGACGCTCTGCGGATAATCGCGGAGGCGGGCCTTGCGCGGGCGTACTGCGACCGGGACGGCATTCTCCGTATTGAGCGGGTGACTGCTCCGACCGGGGCTCCGGTCCTGGAGATCACGAAGGACGACTACTTTCCACCAGCTCGGAACCCAGTCACCTCAGCCCTGGTTGCCAACCGGGTTGTGGTGACCACGCAGCCGCTGGTGCCGGCCTCTTCGCCCGAGGAGGTTTACCGTGCAACGGTGGAGGTGCCAGCGGGGCAGACAATCGCCGTCCTGGCCGAGTACAACAAGCGCCCTATCATCGACGCGGCTGCCTCCCTGGAGAGCCCTCCGGCGGGCGTCTCCATCGTAGAGGNGACCTACGGGGCAGTTGCTGCCGAGGTGCAGATCCGCAACACCGGGGCGAGCATGGCATCGGTGACCCTGGCCATCACGGGGCGGCCGCTCTCTGTAGAGGGCGGCGTGCAGGTGGTTGAGGAGGATGCATCAAGCGTCCGTGAGCTTGGGCTTATCGTCCATGAGGTGCCGACGAATCCTCTTGTTCAAACTCGCGAACACGCCCAAGCCATTGCTCAAGCCATTCTGGCGAGATCGGCCAAACAGCGTCGTGATGTGGAGCTGGAGTGGCGTGGGAACCCAGCACTTGAGGCCGATGACCTGGTCCGCGTCGACGGCGTAGACGTTCAGGTGGTCCGGCAGGAGTTGTCGTGGGCCGGGGCGCTATCTGCACGACTTGTGGCAAGGAGGTTGGACTAAATGAGCACTGCACCTAACGGGTGGCAAAACCCGAAGACCAATTGGGCGAGCGCTGATGTGCCATTGCCCACCGATTTTAATCGCATTGAGAGTAATCTTCAGGCCATCGAAACCGGCCAGCGCACGCTGGACCCGTCGCAGGCCCCGACGGGCAACACGGGGAGCTTGCGCCAGCTGCTGGACTGGTTTGCAAACCGCATCCGGGCTATCACCGGGGCGGCGAACTGGTATGATGCGCCCGCAACAACGCTGGCCGCGGCCAAGAGCCACATCGACGCGACCAGCGGCATCCACGGGGCGACGTCCAGCGCGACGGCCAACCGCCTCATCATTCGCGACTCTGCCGGCCGGGCAAAGGTGGCGGCCCCATCGGAGCCCGATGACATCGCGCGGAAGGACACCGTGGATGCGCATGCGAATGCGACCTCTGTCCATGGTGCGACGAGTTCCGCAACGGCGAACCGGATCGTCATCCGAGACGCAAACGGCCGTGCCCAGTTTGCTGATCCCGTCAATGCTCAGGACGCGGCAACTAAAGCATGGGTTGAGGGCAACTGCTACCTCCAGTCGCAGTGGGGCAGATCCGTCGCAACTGCCGGGTACATCCGATTCCCCAACGGGATCATCTTGCAGTGGGGCACGGCTCCGAGCGGGTCAAGCAATTCGGTCTCGGTTACGTTCCCGATTGCGTTCCCGAACGCGTGCCTCGGGGCGGTGACCAGTAAGGCGAGCGGTCAGACGTACGAGGCGGTCACGAGGGATTATTCGAAGACCGGGATGACGATCGTCAACAATCCCGAAGGGCTTAACACCGGGACGACTCGCTACTTCGCAATCGGCTATTGAGGGGGGCACCGGACCAGATGACACAGGACCACAAGCCACAGGCCGAGACGCCACAGGGGAAGCTGGCGCGGTTCGATGCCACCGGCAGGCCGCTGGCATTCTTCGACCCGGCGCTCGACTACCCCGGTGAGGACCTGTCCGACACGGTGCAGATCACAGACGAGCAATGGCTCGAATTCCTCAACAACCCTGGCGCGCGGCGCTGGGACGGGCACCAGGTGGTGCCATGCGATCCACCGACGCAGCCGCTCACATGGGAGGATGTACGAGCCCGCCGCGATGCCCTGTTGCGCGAGTCGGACTGGACGCAGCTTCCCGACGTACCGATGGACGCATCTCTGCGCGCTGCCTGGGCGCAGTATCGTCAGGCGCTGCGGGACCTTCCGCAGCAGTTCCGTGACCCGGCAAACGTGGTATGGCCGGCACCGCCAACAGAGCCGGCACAGTAAGACCTGGTTTGGGAGCCGCCTGCGGGCGGCTTTTTCGCGCCCCGCGTGGGGCGCTTTTTCATGCCCACGGAAGGGGTGTGATCCATGGAGCAAAACGGCCGCCTAGAGTGGCTTCGGGCCGACCTCCAGGCCATGGAGCGCCGCATCACCGAGAGGATCGACCGTCTGGAGCGCGCCACGACCGAACGGCTCAATGACCATGCTCGCCGCATCCGGGCGTTGGAGACGTCACGGGCCTACGTTGCCGGCATCGGGGCCGCCCTGGGGTACGTGGCGACGCACATCAAGGACCTGCTCGTGGGGCGAGGTGGTGGACCGTGAGACCCGAGGACCGCTACGACTCGCTCATCCAGTTCTACGCGGCCCGTTATGGCCTGGACTGGCAGCGCATAAAGCGGCAGATCCAGGCCGAAAGCAACTTTGACCCCAAGGCGGTGTCGCCGGCCGGCGCCCGCGGGCTGGCCCAATGGATGCCGGACAGCTGGCGCGAATGGGACGACCATGACGGGATACCTGCCCTGGACGACCCGCACAACCCAGAAGAGGCGATTGAGGCCATGTGTCGGTACATGGCCTTTCTTTATTCCCGGTTCGGGGAGATACCGGACCCGGACGAGCGCTGGAAGTTCGCCGTCGCCAGCTACAACGCCGGCCGTGGCAACATCAACCGCTGCCTGTCGCTCGCCCGGGAAGCCTGCGGGCAGCCGGCGTCCTACGCTGCGTGGGAGGCTGCCGGGCGGCCGCCTGGCCAGTGGCAGACGTGGGAGTTTGCAAGTCAATTCTTGCCCCGGGTGACGGGGCGAAACGCCCAGGAGACTATCGCCTACGTGCGGCGGATCATGGGCTGACATTAACATCCAAGGAGGAAAGGATCATGCGGAGTGCTATGCGGGTTGTGTCGTTGGTGGTGCTGGCGACAGTGGTGCTAATGGTTGTGGCCGGTGCCGTGCTGGCCCAGACTCAGGAGGAGATCGAGCAGGTCGTCCGAGCCATCACGGGAGATCTGACCCTGGGTGACGGGGTGGCGCTGGCTGCGCTCGTCATCGTGGTCGTGGGGCTGGTCCGACGATTTACCGGTTGGGACGGACCAAGGGTGCGATGGCTTGTATTCGGCGTTTCCCTTGCGGCCATTGCCATCTACAACGTACTCGAGGGCGGCATGGACATCGTCGCCGCCGCGCTGTCGGCAATCGGGGTGTTTCTTACGGCCATTGGTGGCCACGAGACGGCCGGCAAGTGGCTGCGTGAGCTGCTGACAGGGGCCGCGGGAAAAGCCTCCTCGACGGGCTAGGTGTCGTCAAACAGCTGTTGCCTGACTGGGTGTGGGCGCTCCTGGTCGAGGGGCGCCCGCCCCGACACATCACGAGTCGGCAACGATGGAGGGGACGCTGATGCGGGGGCTTCGTACTGCCGTACTGCTGGTCGCCCTACTTGCACTGGTCGCCGTCATGCCGGCGGCCGCGTGGGAGCTGCAGGGCGAGCACCGGCTGATGATTACTCAGACGGTCGACGGCCCCGAACTGCGAACGGCCGAAGCACTGGTCCTGCGGCATCAGGAGTGGTGGACAGAGTTGGTCGTCACGCAGCGATGGTCGCCGCGGTGGCCGGCCCGGATGGAGGCAGAGTTGTCGCTGTGGCGCACCCGGGACGGATGGGACTACGGAGCCGGCGTACTGTGGCGTGCGACCGAGCGGCGGGTGGAGCCGTGGGTGATGGTAGCTAGGCCATGGTAGCCTGGTTCACTTGACGGGTTCGAGCGAAGAGCGCGCTTCACTTTACAAGCAATGCGTGTCCGCTGTCGCCCCGGCTTAGGCCGGGGCTTTATTACGTTTCAGAGTAGTAGCTAATTAGGCACTCGTGACCCAACATGCAGGTGCGTGTGTCGGATAGGCGAAATTCCCAAAAAGAGCTACGCGGGGAGGGGGCTACCGTGCCAAATCAACCGGAGGACCTTATATTCCCATCGGATACGATCCGGTTGCCGAAGTCGACATTATCGCGACTGTGCCGGGAGTATCAATTAGAGGTACACAGAGACACGGCGTCTGACTACAATCGGGCTCTCTGGACCTACATCCACCAAACGAATGACCGGGGGCCGTTGGCGAGTGTCCTTGAAGAGGTATGGGCTGGTCAAACGGCTGTCGTTTGGTACAAACCACCGGAGCGTACGGTAGTTGAAGCTGCGGTTGCCAGACTGCGTGAAGGGGCGACCGACTACTTCGCGCAACCGATCATTGTACCGGTGGAGCAGATGGCAGATGACCAGGCCTACGTAATTGGAG